CATGCATACCATAATAGATAACCAACAGATGAAATAGATTTACCAGACTGTCTACATGCTAGCACAATAGAAAATCTATTCTTATTGAAATGATCAAACATTTTTTCTTGATACGGATATAGTTTAAATGGTACTAAACCACTATCAAGTGAGATTACCTTTAAGTAAGTCTTAGCAAAATACGAAGGATCTTTCATGCACCTTGCGTATTCTATAACTTCTTTTTTTGTGAATTGTGTTTCTACGCCATCTCGTTTTACTGATGGATTTCCTAGATAACCAAACTCATTATTCTTGATCTTCTGCATCTATAATCTTATTATTATCAATCAACATTCTCTGTAGGTCTGTAGTAGAACCTACAAATACATTATTATTAGTCACTCGTCGAGCTTCTTCTTGCTTATCGTCTTTGGTTAAATCTTTCTTTGCTTTCTGAAGAGCCATTAGTTTTTCTGTAGTATCAGCAATATCTTTTATAGATTTAGACAATACTTCAAACGCACGGGGATGTTCAGACTCTCTCGCAAGTTCTGCAAGTGAATCTAGTGAATGTGTTCCAGTTCTAATTAAGTCCCGATATGTATCACGTGAAAATTCATAATCATCTTTTATGTCTTTTTCTTCAATTACTTCGGGCGCCTGTGGTTTAACCGGAAGATTCTTTTCCAGTGAATTGCGCATCTTATCTAATTTATCCATATTTTAATCTATCGCAGGGTCATTATCAATTGTTGTGGTTACAGTAAAACTTTCTGCCGTGTCCGAAGATCCTACTGTAAAGTCAATTTCTTCAAATCTTTCTGTATTATCGTTAGTTCCAAATTTTTCTAGATCGACAAATACTGATCTAATAATATTAGCATTATTATTTGTCGGCCCATAAAATTTCATTTTCATTGTAAAGTCTAGCTGATAAACAAGAACTCTACGTGTAGTGTAATCACCTTCATATTCATCACTAATGTCGACACTGTTTAAAATGATTGGAACATCTTGCTTATAATCAAATGTATCAACTGGTCGGATTGATACAGTATAATCTGGTGTAAAGTATGGAAGTATTTGTTCTACTACTTGCAATCCGTCGTCTTGGTTTTTAGCCATAACGTACAATGATATTCCTATATCGTATGACGTATACTGTTTGATTACCTTCTTTTTTGTAGAATCGGAAGCATTAGATTCTACAATCTTATTATATTTAGCTAATTTTTGAGTAGAGTCTACACTTAGAGATGTAATTTCAAATCCCATTCTAGGTAATTTTAACGCAACTGGTTGGTTCCTACCATGCTCTTGATCTAATCTAGAGAGAAACTTAGCCTTAGGGCCATACGATAATGGAACTTTAACTTGATTAAGAACACCACCATCTGCTGCCTTTCTAATAACGCTAATGTTATTAAATAATGTGCCAAATACTGCTACAGATTTACGCATTGTAGCATGATAAAAATGTCCACCAAACATTAAAAGTTCTCCGAAGGATCACCAAACGGATTTGCTTCCGTAAAGTCTAAGAAATTGTCAGCAAATGATTCCATTGCTACGTTTTGAGCGTCACCATCATTTGCCATAAAGTTTTCAGCGTCGTTATCGCCTACGTCGTATACTTTAGTAATGTAACAAGTATTAGTAGATTCTGCTCCAACTAATCCTTTGGTACCTGATACCACAAATTGTCTATAATCACTAGCACCAGTTACACCAACATTAGATACCCCTAAGGTCGCAACAGTGTCTGATGTTTTAACTATTGTTTGAACGGTTCCAAACACATTAATTGCTGGAGTATCGCCATCAGCATCAATCAAGGTTTGTGTTATAACCTCGCCTTGCTCAAAGTGTGCTGCAGCTGTAACAGATACATCCATTCCAACCAGATAAGCTTCTGCGCCCATAGTATCATCAATAACGTCAAGGCCAGTTTCAAATTTCTCATCGTTATACTCGAAGAGTGAACACGTAAGTTTATAAACTGGTAAGTTAGATAACTGGTAGAATGGCTTATCATGCTCTACGAATGTAATCTCAAAGAATGAGTTAGTCATTGGTAAGAATAATAGATCACCTTCCTGTGGTCTTATTTGACTCTCGTAACCACCAATCATATTATTCCATGCTTTACGTGAAATGACAAATGAAGCTTCATCTCGTATTTCAAGACCAAACTTCTGGTATAAATCACCTGCTCCTTCAAAGCCATCGACATTCTCAATGTATGCTTCCATTAGGTAAGCATCATCAAAGTTAGAAGCAGGATCTTCGTTTAGAATGCTATCGCGATTAACGAGAGTACGCGGAATATAATAGACGTCTTGTCCAAATATCTTAAGTGATTCTATTACCAAATCTTCGTATAGATTTTGCTCTGATCTAACGGCTTGGGAAAAGTATACGTTTCTAGGCATTAATTATCCTATATAGAAGTCAACTGGCTGTTCCCAGTTTAATCTGACTTCTTCTTCTAGTCTTTGCAATTCCTCAACGGCATCATCAAACAATTGGCGACCGTTGAAAGTAACCCCGCCAGGCATTGTCATACCTTCAAATTTTATTAGATTTGCACCCCATTGTTTCTTAACGAGTGCCGTAGCATATTTCTTTAAGAAGTAATCGTTATACACATCAGTAAATGTACCTGGATCAATAATTCGATAAGCTTCAACTACAATATAACCACCAACTGAAACTTCATTAGCCCAATCCATATCAATTCTTAAACGATCTTGGTGTCGATCAAATGAGACAAACTTATCGTCTGAATCAATAAGAATATCAAGTGTGGCTAAGTATTCTTTGGCCATAGTATATTCTAGTAGACTACCCATATAACCAAGACTATACATATCGTTTAGATGCATTTGGTATTTAACATCGAAAAGGCTTGTGCTCGAGCTATGATCTCTAATTGGAAGAACCCGAATAACGTCAGTTACTAACTCTGGAATTGGAATATAGCCGTAGTCAATAGCACCAGGATGGACAATCGATATGGTAGCAGAATTGGTAGAAGTACCACCAGTTATAACAGTGCCATTAACGAATGCACCTGCACTTGGATTATAACTGCCTATGACTATAACATTAGTGTCGCTTTTAGCTAATATCTTAGCAGTAGCACCATTATCACCAGTAATAGTTTCACCAACAGTGAGTGCTTGAGTCTCTCCCGTATAAGTCATTGTAAACTTAGTATAGTCAATTTTATGCTTTAAAAATACTTTTTCAATGGCATCTGCATGATAGTGCTGATAGAATTGTAGAGCTTCGTCTATTCTATCATCTAGCTGATCGTCGTCAACATTAATTTCAATTACTGGTGCACCTAGATTTCTAAGGCAGTAATCAATTAAAGTTGCTCTACTGTTTGGTTTTGCCATTTAAAACACCTCTTACTTTACTATATTTATATGGTTTATTTATATGTTATGAAGGCTTAGTGGGCCAAACCACAGCATTAAGATCACTAGTGCTGCTGGGTAAATCACGTAAAGCTTGTCTATAGGTAGCCCATTCGGAATCTAGGGTTGTTCCAGTTTCGTACGCTTTAATTACCATATAATCACTTTGTGATAATATTTCGTTTCTTTCGCCTCTAAGCCCTAGCCAACCAAATGCTTCTCTCGCATCCAACTCACTCTGTGGAATATCTATTACTTCATAATTAGAAGTTTCGGTATTCCAATCCATAATTTGAACTTCTGGGTCGAAATCGGTCGGATGACTTGGAGCTTCAGTCCAGCCAGTTAAGGCTAGTTCTTCATCTGTAAAAGTAGATGAGTCAGTTCGGATTTCACCATTAGGCATTTCTAGAATTTCAGGTAAATGTCTTGGATAGCATCCGTTTTTAGTGTAAAATGTCATTAATTTGTTCCTCTAGTAGAAAGCTGTCTTGAATGTCCCATTGGGATCTATATCGCTAATATCTTCAGTTGGAATTGTAATAGCATAAGCTATTCTTATAGAACCAAATGCAGGTATAGCGTAAGCGTCCTTAGTTCTGCAAATTGCCCAACTGTTTGCTGATGTTGGGCTCGATGTTTCTCTATACATGTACTGTGTATGAGCGGGCCCTTGCGGCATTGTACCGTCGCCAACAGTCATTGGTGTTGTATCTAAACCATTAGTAGATATTCCATTGTCAGCTCCGGTATACTGGCTACTTGTATAACTCGCATAAGAAAATCGTTTTGATAGTCCAGTCTGGGTATTACTAAGATTAGCAGGAGTACTCCAGCCACCAGCACTGTAACCGCTGGGTACAGTGGGTGCTGCATAAATGTTTTGCTCAGTACTTTGAGTTTCCCATTTATCTTCGGCCGCATTGCATGCGATAAAATGTAAAACTTCACCCTTAGCATCTAAAATTTGCACACCTCCTATAGGAGTATCGTTGTTAAATAACTTACCAGATAACGTTATTACGTGTGCTAAGTAAAGTTTATAATTGCCAGGAGTTACTCTAAAAAACTGTTCAGTTACGTCAAACGGTCCGCTATAATCAGCATTCCCGCCGTTCATATATGTTTGGCTATTAATCGCGCGGTTGCACTTCACCGAAGTCCAAACATTGTATAAATCTGAAACTGTATCTAACGAACTAAAGGGCCAGCGATAGTTCTCCCTTTCGTTTTTAAATATCTGCTTTTCTTCACGAGTATTATGAATGTCAGCCAGGTCGACATGGCCACCGTAATTGCGTGCATCGTCTATGCTTCTTACTGCACCTACTCTTCCAAGATTACCCTTCATTCAAATACACTCCATATGTATGCACGCCAATTGTCATCATTGCTAATAGGGTTATTGCCAGCCCAATAAATATCATTCACCAAGCTATCCGTTGATCTATAGTTTTGAATACCAAAGGTATCAGCACCATAGGTAGCCGAAGGCGAAGCCAATTGCATAGCACTACTACCGTTTAAGGTACTCCCCAGCAGCCCATGTCCATCAAGAACTTGCTCTTCCCTAAACCCCCATACGCCGTCTTGATTTGAAAATTTTGAACTAGAATGGTAACCATTAGAGCCAGAGTCTTGGCCTGAAGAAAAGATAGTACCTGACCGGTGCGATGTAAAGGCTTGAGCAAACCCCGCATCAGCATTAGCATCCCCACTATATTCCCCATAAACAGCAAAGCCCTCTGTGGGACGCACCATAACTGGAGAAAACAAAGATGATAAGCCATTACTTCCAGTAGCCTTTTCTTGCCTATAATTAATATATATATCACCAACATGAGCGCTACCAACACCTGAAACTGTAGATGTAAATAGTGATATACAATACCACAAACAACCTGAAGTTAAACCTGGAAAATTAGACGGAGCAATTGAATATGTGGCTGGATCATCAAATAAACCCTTAGAAAATGTACCACTATTTGGCAAACTACCAGTAGAACCAGTATGCGCCGAAAGGCTTTCAAATACTCCAAGACTTCTATGCGGTATAGCCCAAATCTTTGCATTAGGTTCTACGCTCTGTATTGCGGTTAATACGGCTTGGTTATTGTGACCTGAGGCAGAATTTAATGCATCTAATGCTGATCCTACTCCTGTATGGTTGATTGTATGCTTAGGACTATTGTCCCGCATTTTCATATCCATATCCACAATGCCTGGGCTTAAAAATCGATTATCTTCTAGTCTGTCGCCACCGAGTATAAATGATTTATTTTTATAGTGATTATACGGCATTTATATCACTCCTAAAAAATATTCGTAGCTAATGTAATATGAAAGATCACTGCATCCAGCTTGGCCAATAAACTTTAACTTTAAAGATTCAACCCTAGCTAATACAAATGGCATATCCTTTGAAAAAATATTTATAGTTTCATTTGGATGCAATCTTGCACTATACAATGCTGACTCAGCAAAACTATTGCTGTAATCTGAATAATAAAC